CGAAGAGTCGCCATGATGAATCCTCAGATGGTTTACGGATGTGGGCGCAGCCCTATAGCACCAGCGCAGCCGGTTGCTGATAGCTTAACGCCCTGCTGCTGCTTTTAGACGTTCGTAGAGGTCACGATCTGTACGGTAAAGGCGTGATTGTTCAGTTAGGTTGAACGAATCAGGCGCAAATGGATTCTTCATGCCTGCTGGCATGTCATTACTTGCGCGGCCAATAGGTGCACCACTACCTTGCGGCTTGGGTTGCTTTTGCATCCATGCCGGAAGGGTTGTCTTTGCCCATTCAGTTACTGGTGTGCGCTGATAGCCATCAACGACAACGACGGTGCCATCAGCCTCGCGTTCAATTTGATCGGCATTCAGCTTGGTCTTCAGGACCAGCTCTGGATCATGAACGATTTCCGCCAGTGCCGTCACTGCAGGTGACACCAGCTCTAGTTCCTTGACGCGTGCCTCTAGTTCAGCAATGCGTTGATCTTTTTGTGCTGTTGCTTCACGGAATTGCTGTTCTAGCTGCTGCCGCGCTTCGGTGTATTTGCCTTGCGATTCAAGTTGCTGCTGCTCATAGCTGCGCTTGAACTCAAGCAGTTCATCAACATTGACGCCATCTGGCACTTTTGGCGCTTTCTTTGCTGCCCGCAATTCAGCAATCAGCTCTTTGTTTTTTGCCTCTAATGCTTCAACGCTGCGCTGCAGCACATCAGCATCAACGGCAGGAGTCGCAGACTCCAGTTCTTCAGACATGGATAACCCGCAGGGTTAATTGCTTGCTCAGATTACCTTATCCCTTGCGTTTTGGCTTTTTGGCAGTTTTGGCTGCAGCCTTGAATGCAGCGGCCGTTGGGCGGCCTGCTTCACCTTTGCGTGCCATGCGTTCGTTACTGCCAGCGGCAATACGTTTTCGCTTGGCGTGGATGTTGGCGTACAAGCCAGGTTGCTTTTTAGGCATCACTTTTTCTTGCGTGCTTTACCGGCTTCACTCAGCGCTATTGCAATCGCTTGCTTTCGGCTTTTTACTTTTGGCCCCTTGCCTGGTCCCGGCTTTCCGCTCTGTAGTGTTCCGCGTTTGTACTCGCCCATCACCTTGGCTACTTTGTCCTTTTTCTTCTTTGCCATCACGCCATTCTGCTACTCCCGGCAGTTTAGACAGATCAGTTGTTGCCCAATATTGACTGCCATCTTCACGCTGGCAAAGCACTGCTTGCACCCATGCCTCACCAATCAATGCTTGCACGGGATCGCTGATAATCAGACCGTTTTGGAAATGACGAAGGGCAGGCGTCTCCATGTGAACTAATATGCGCGTGCATCAACTGTAATGCACATGAACGCCATTGCGACAAATGACGAAGGGCTGACCATTCGTGAATTGCGTCACGTCATCGGCCAGTTTGAAGAAACTGATGTTGACGGCAATGAAGCACGTATCTACATTGCCGTCGGCAATTTACATTTATCAATCGCCGTCAACATCATGATGGACGATGACGGCGACATGATTTTAGTGCCTGAACACGCGCAAGAAATTATGGATCAACTTGGCACGTGGGATGAATTTACTTCCGCCCGCGCTTAGCAATCATTGACTTCAGGCTGCGGCGTGCACCAGCAGACTTGCGATTTTCGGCAGCGCTGCTAACAAATCCGAGCATTCCGCGACCACGGCGTGCTTCACCACTCAATTCCTTATAACGAGCCTTAGCGGCGCTGACGGGTGATTTATTAGTGCGAGCAAGCGGCTTGCCAGCCTGGCCTTTACGGCTGGCAGCTGCTTTCATCTTGCGAGTGCTGGTCTTTGTGGCACTGCGTTGTGCAGCAGATTGCTTGCCGCCCTTGCCAACGGTGAATGCAACGCCTTTGCCACGCATTGATCCAACCGAACGGCGCAGTCCGCCAGCGCGTTGCTGAGCGCCTTTGCCACCTTGGAATCCTTTTGCTTTGACGCGACCACCAAGACCCGTGGTGCCTTTTTTTCTCAGCTCGCCTGCACGGGATTTGTTTTCATAACGAGTGGCAGCCCGTTGGCCGCTGGATTTGATTGTTTTACCACCTGTCACACCAAGCGCTGCTAGATCAGCACCTTGGTTTTTAGATTTGCGGCCGCTACTTTTTTTACCACCAGCTTTCTTGCCACCACCGCCGCCACCACTGGCAAAGCGGCCACGTGAGTCACGGCTGTAGTTGCGTGCCATTGGTCGTAATGCTTTGTTTTAGTTTAAGCCGGGCCATATCGCGCACGTAGTTGATCGAGTGTTAGCTCGGATCCATCGTCACGCACTAATTTGGCGATCGCATCAGTCGGGCCATATTTTGCTGATAGCTTGTCGAAATACGCAACCTTTGCAGCGCCTAATGCCTTTGCTTTGGTTGGCAAGTCTTGCTTAGCAAGCCATTGGCCGTAGGTTTGATCCGCTGGTACTTGGCCATCTTGTGATGCACGCTTTGCTGGCCGCGGCGGTTCAAAACCTAGTGCATCGTAGTTAATTACAGGAACAGTTGTACTGCGGCAATTAAAGTGCTGCGGAGGCATTGGCCCTTTGCCATATTCAAACTCACGGCCATCCAATGCACGGCAAATGCTGCTGGTGCGGGTGTCCAATGTGGCCACATAGCGATAACGTTGCGTAATATCTTGATTTGCTTCATACACCTGTTGGCTAGCTGCATTGGCAACTTGATTAATGCTAGTGCGAACTAATGACATAATTTGATTATCGGCTACGGCAGTGGCTTGGCCACCTGCTGCAACAAGCTGCTTAACAGTTTTTGCTTCTTCGCCAAATTCCAAATTTCCAATTAATCGCTTGGCAATATCTTTTGTCGTTTCACCAGTCAACAAACCATTACGCACTACCTGGCTAAAGCGCTCCGCTTGATCAACAGCAATACCACGAAATGCTTTTTGCACCACTTCGCCATTTGGCAATGTGATTGTTGCCCCTTGAGCAGCAGTCAAACTAAATGTTGCCGGTGCGCCTTGCACTGCAGCAAACAAGTCGTCACTTAATGCCACCACATTAATTTGTGTTGGATCAGTTGTAACAACCGATTGCGCAAATTGTGGACTAATTTCCACTGTGCGCACCGCATCACGCGCACCAGCAGGTAATGCACGCGCCAGTTGATCAGCAACAAATTCAGACTGCAATTGTGCTAAGCCTTGCAATTCTGATGCCGTTAGCTCTGTTGCATCACCAGCCCAAGTGCCAAGCGACTCTTTGAGTTGAGCAAGGATTGCCCGCAACCGTGCCGCCTTGACCGGTGCCGCTAATTCATCAATAGTGCGCAATTGATTAACGGCATCAATAATGATGTCGTTGTAAGCATTAATAATGCGTCGCGCAACGCTATTACTGTAGCGGTTTAGATCAATTGCATTGCGATACAGGCGTTCTGGTGTACTCATGGATAAATGCCAAGATCTTCAGGGGCATAACCAGAACGAATGCTTACATTAGCGCCACGGTTCAATGCACTGCCAACAAGTGCAGCAAATGCATCAAGGCCATTTTGGCCATCTTCGTACAAGATCACCTGATCCACTTCATCAGCGCGACCATTTTTATACCACGTGGTGCGCACAATCGCTAATATCTCCTGCGGCAAATTACAAACGGTGTAATCAAGCTCCTGCTTGCGTGGCTTTCTGGGTTCGATCATTATCATCAAATCCACCAAGCAATCGGTTATCCAATCCAGAAGGTTGAAGATCAAGACCCGCATTTGCGGTAGCCTCCAGTTCCTGTTCTACGTTAAAGTCATCGCCCAGCACCTCACCATCAGCAAGGTTCTGAAGTAACGTTTCTTGAGTGATTGTGCCAGCAGTGTAAAGCTGCAGCAAGCTGTTGATGTCTTGCGGATCAAGGCGACTGCCAAGAAAATCACGGTTCACATAAGAGCTACCAGCGGCAGTTGTGTTGCCAAGATACTGCGCGTGATATTGCAAGCAGTTATCAATCATGTCTTGCATGTTTTGAGCGATCACCATCATGGTGCTATCGCCTTGGCTGCGATCAATGCGTTTTGCCTCAGCGGTTTCGGCACTTAGCTTTTGACCCAACACTGCTGAAAGACCTAGTTCGTTGATTTGCGCAGCAAGCTGCTCAAGCCTGCGGAACTGAAAATCAAAGCTGCGGCCTTCCGGTTCGATATATTCGGCGCGACCTTCTGCTGGAAATGCAATTGCTTCGCCAGGACCAGCGCTTACTTCTTCTGCAGCAGATGGGAAGCCATAGAAGGCAAGCATCGGCACTGCCGAGATATGCAATTGGTTGTCAAGATCTGATTGGATTTGATATGCCTTGAGGTTTAGCTCTGCAATATCTTCAAGCGGTGGGCGTGATTCCATATAACCGACGCGACCGCTATATGCAACACTGAAAGGTATTTCTTGAAGGCTAGTGCGGCCTTCGTCAATGACTTCAAACTGCCCATTATCTTGCTTGCGGTGAATTTGATATTCACCAGGCGTCAATAACCTTACCTGCTCGACTACCTTTTCGCCATAATCGCCATCAGGCACACTGACGCGTTCCAGCAATCGCAACTGCGTCAATGTTTGCGCACCTTCCTTTTGCTCAGTGCGCCATCCAAGAATGTCACGTGGTGTATAACTAACCCAGTATGGCCTGCCATTCCCATCAGACGGTGCATCCACCAAGACACCAACATGGCCATAACGAATCATCTTGCGAGCGGTTTCATATGTCCATACGTTGAGGTCATTGCCGAGCATGTCAACATCAAACAACTGCTCGCGGATGACATCAGCCGTATCGTTCAAACGCACTGGTTTGCGGGTGAGCATACCGGCCAGCATCCGCTCAAGACGCTGGTAATACGGCGGGCACACGCTACGCGCTAGGCGATTGTCGTAGGACTCATCTAGCTCTCGTGGTTCTTGCGGTAGGTAACGCCGATGGCGTTTACGCATCGCATAGGTGCCGCCCATCAGGTCTTCGATCAGCAGCCAATGCGGCTCCTGCGCATACCACTGCGTAGATGCGTCCTGAATGCGGGTGACGCGACGTTGCGCCGTAGGCCGGTCGTAGAAATTAAAGCCGGAATAGACCATTACAGCGGCGCCTTGGATCCTTTACTTAGGTTATCGGCAGCCCAGAGAGGCTGCATGTTTGTGTAATGGAAGCATTGGCGCTGCTGATCTGGGTCTGATAGGTCAAAGCTAGCGCATGGTCGGATGTGATCTATGTGCCATCCGGTGCGGCCGCGATTGTCCCATGACATCCCGTCTTTGAATTGAGACTGCAGATGCTCAACGAAAACATCAAACGAACATCCCAGCAATTCCTCCGTTGATGCCACTTTGTTAGTGCCACTCAAGGCCAGATTTATTCTGTTTCTCAAGTTTCTAGCAATACGAGCGGAATGCTCGGATGCATGGAAAACCCTGGGCACTGGATTATTGCGCCTATACCGAGCCCTGTAATACGCCTTCAGCTCTTCGGTGTAAACTCTTGCTTTTGATCTTTTTTGCTGCTTTTCTTTTTCGATGTCTGTCTTAGATCTAATTGACATGCATTCACAGCATTGCCCCGTTGATGCATACCGTATGCCGACATGGCCGTGGCGACATGTAGTGCCGGGATAGTAGTACGGCGTGCGCTTTTCTTTTGCTTGTTGCCTGCTTACGAATGGCCCGTAAATCAAACGGGGAGCTTCAGCCGTAAATAGGTCAAGTTGTGTAAGAATGGTCATGCCGCTTGGTGATGCAGGTGGCCGGGCGCGGGAGATTGCCGTCTCGCCGCGCCACCATATTAGCTCAAGCAGCAGTCAGCGTAATGCTGTTGCGGCTTACCTTGATGTCAAATTCAGCGCCGGGCTCAAAGCCCATTTCGCGGATGTAGCCTTCACCAATTTGCAGCTTGCCATTGAACTGCACCTTAGTGCGATAGGTAAGCTTGCGGCCTTTGGTGACAGCTTTGCCAAGTTCAACGCCTTTTGCTTCCAGCAGCGCTTCATAGAAGGCGGTGAAGCATACTTTTTCACCCTTGGTGTAACCGCAAGCGGTCACCATTTCAGTCTTGCTGCAGTCGCCAAGTTCTTTCACCTTGGCGAGTAGTTCAGGGCCGGTCAGCATTGGTGGTAGTAAAACGGCAAACGCAAGATAGCACCTAATAAAGCCGGATGCCAGTACTACGGCCAGCATTGGCGTGAAGTGGATTGAACTCACGCCACACGAGGTAACCAAGGGCATCGTTCATGTGGTCGTGGCCTGCGTCCTTATCGGGTTCGCCTTTTTCGGTGTAGCACTGCAGCTCTAGGCATTCAATCAGCCGCTTGCAGGTGTGCGCTACTTGCAATCGGACTTGACCCTTGCCGTTTTCCAGCAAAGCTTGAACAGCAGCCACGCGATCACGAACGGGAGGATTTGCGCGAGGTGATTGGTTGCTGATGCCATAGGTTTCAAGGATCTGGATGTCCGTTTGAGCGGCATTGGTGCTGCGGTTGCCGCCGGATGCATCTGGGTAGCCGTAAAGCCTGTGATGTGGGTAGCGCGTGCGGATTTGCTGCCCGAGCGTATCGGTGTCGTGCGCACCCGATATTTCATCAACAATGACCAAGCCATTCCCGACACGAACACCAATGATGGCGGACATGTTTCCTACGTTAAAGTCAACGCCAATACGCAGTGGTTCGTTTGTGATGTCTGGTATTGTTGTGATCACATGCTTAATGCGATCAAAGCGATCGTAAACCGTACCAGTGGCAAGGTTGACAAACTCACCATCAAGGTATGCCTTAAGCAGATTTGGGTCGTAGTTGGCCTGCAGGCGTTCAATAAAGTCTGGCGGCAGGTGTGGATTATCAACTGATCGCATCTTGATGAGATGCCGATCGTTGCGTTGTTTTGCATCATCACTGCCGAATGTATTCCACATCCAGCGGAAACCTTCTGGCGTTGATGCAGCACCGAACTGGCGAACATTGCCAGAACGCAAACGACCAAGGATTTTAGGGAATGCTTTATTGGCAATGCTTGGCGTTACGGTGTCGATCTCGTCCGCAAGTACCCAAGCAAGGTTGAGACCAATGATGCGCGGCCAATTTTCAAAGCTGCGGCAGAGAATTTTTGTATCACCACCAGGCAAGTGAAGCATATATTCCGGCAATGGTGATGCGCGGAATGTGTAGGGAATATCGTATGCCTCTAGGAATGATTCAAAATCCGTCTGCCAGATGTCGCGGATCAACGGCCCCGTGGGCTCCATGACGCAGCCGATGAAGCCTTGATTGACAGCCGCCAGCATCACGGCTTTAGCACATAACGCACGTGTCTTGCCAGCGCCATAGCCAGCACTGATGCCAAGAATCTGCGTAGCGGTGTCATCCACAAACGCAAGCTGGCCAGGATGTAGGTCGCTTCTGATGCGCGCAAGCAGGCTTTCAACATCGGTCAGCTCACCGCCATGGTTGAGCTGCTGCAGCACATGCCCTTCACGGGCTGCCGCAAGGATGCTCATGAGCAGAGCTGCGCCAGCTTGGCTGCGGTATTGATTGCACCAAGAGCGATGTGATATTGCCCAGCGCGTCTAGCTTCCATCTGCAGCGTGCTGCATTGCGAGAGCAGGTCAGCGACCATTTGTGGCCTATCTATGTCCCAGTCAGCTCTAAGCATTTCGCGTGCGAGCTTGAGATAGGAATCAACAGTGCGATCACCAACTCCCCAGTTTTCTGAGGCATATCGAATGCAATCTGAGCGTCTACCACCGCTAGCAATGATGCGAGCAAGGCGATTAGCGCGGTCGATTGTTTCTTGTTTAGTGCTGCGAGGTGGCGCCATCAGAACGCCTCGGGTGTTTGTTCAAGGGTAGCGAGTTTACCGGTGAATGCCTGCCAGCGTTGAACGATCACGTCGCAGTAGATGGGATCGAGTTCCATCAGACGAGCGTGACGATTGATTCGTTCAGCGGCGATGAGGGTGGTACCTGAGCCACCGAAGGAGTCGAGAACGATGTTGGTTGGTTTAGTGCTGTTGGCCATTTGGTATTGGAAGAGGTCAACAGGCTTCATGGTGGGGTGTTCACCATTGCGGCGAGGTTTATCGAACTCTAGGACTGTTGTTTGTTTGCGATCAGAGTTCCAGAAGTGTGCAGCGCCTTCAGTCCAGCCGTAGAGGCAGGGTTCGTGTTTCCACTGATAGTCTTGGCGACCCATGACCATCACTGATTTTACCCAGACTAGACATTGTCTAACTTTCCAGCCTATGTCATGAGCAGCGCCACGGAAGTTATAGCCCTCTGAGTCTGCGTGCCAAATGTAGAAAGAAGCGCCTGGCCTAAGGACGCAGTTTGCTGTGTTGTAGACGTCTACGAGGAACTGCCTGAAAGCTTGATCGGACATTGAGTCATTTTTAATGGTTAGAGCGTCTTTTGTTTTTCCTTCGTAAGCGACGTTGTATGGGGGATCTGTTAGCCAGAGATCTGCTTTCTGGCCATCCATCAACCGTTCTACGTGCTGGATGTTGGTGCTGTCACCGCAGAACAGGCGGTGATTGCCGAGGATCCAGAGGTCACCTGGCTTGGTGATTGGCTCTGCTGGTGCCTCTGGCACGTCGTCGGCATCAGTCAAACCTTCAGTGGGCAACTGCTCGACGGTGCCAAGGATTTCGGCTAGGTCATCGGCATCAAACCATGGGGCGATGTCGTGTTCATCGCTGAGCTGCTGCAGCATGTCCTTGTCCCAATCGGACAGGTCACTGGTGCGGTTGTCAGCTAGGGCGAGACCGATCTTTTCGTCTTCGGTCAGGCCGGTGCGTTTGACGGCGATGATTTCAGTGCCATCGGTTTCGATAACACGGATGTTTTGAATGCCTGCTGCTTTAGCGCCTTCGATGGTGCCATTGCCAGCAAGGATGCGGTTGTCTTCGTCAATGACGATGGAGCGTGCTGCACCGAAGCGTTGAAGCGATTCAGCAATAAGTTTGGCTGAACGATCTGTACGCTTACGGGCGTTTTTGTGGTCAGATTTTAGATCCTTGATGGATGTCATTTTCTAATTTGCACGGGCATGACCAGATAGGTCATTTCGGGTTGATCTGCTGGTTGTAATGTTAGGGGCGTGTTGGGTGCATTGGCAGACAGGGTAACTGAATCATGACCACGCATTGCTTTGAGGCCATCAAGGAGGTAGTGAACGTTTAGGGCCCAAGTGCCTTCTGCGTCACCGTCGATGCCAAGGCGTTCTTTGCCGTTGTTGGCATCAGCTTCAGCGGTGATGACCATGTAGCCATCAACGGCTGTGAGCTTAACGACGGAATTGTGAGCGTCTGCGATGAGTGCGACGCGCTCTAGGCAACGGGTGAAGCGATGGCGATCAACGGTGATGATGTGCTCAAAGGATTTTGGCACCAGTGCTGCGACATCTGGGTATTTGCCATCGAGGATACGGCTGTAGATAATGATGCCATCACCGGCGTCGATAACGGCTTGACCGGCTGCAGCGGCAATACCAACGACGCGATCTTGAAGCAGCTTCATGGTGCTGGCTGGTAGCACGAGGTCAATGCCGTCTGGAAGTGCTACGGGGACGCGCATGAGGCGGTGACCGTCGGTGGCCTCCATAAAGCCAGCGGCCATGTGGATGCCTTGAAGGATCTGCTTGCTGGCGTCGGTGCTGACGGCTGCCATGCAGGCTCTTACACCAGCGGTGAGGTCGAGCTGCGCTGTGGGCGCTTCAACGACGGGCAATGCGGGGTAATCATCCGCAGAGGCCGCTGCAAGGCCGTAGGAGCCGCTTGAAGCGGTTATGGCGCCATCCACCAAGCTGATGGCCTCATCGGCCTCCATGCGGCTCACAAGGCCCGCTAAGAGGCGATATGGCAATGCGACGGCACCGGGGATTTCAACGACTGCTGGTGCGGTGACGGTGATGGCGAGGTTGAGGTTGAAGCCAGTGACCGCCATGGTGCCACCGGCGGCGGTGATGAGGCAGCACTCAAGGATGGGGTGAGTGCTGCGGACACCAACTGCGGGCGCGATGGTGCGTAGCGCGTGATCGAGATCGGACTGACAGGTGGTGAGCTTCATTGTCCGGTGGCGCGTGTGAGGCAGGTGATGATGCGGTCGTAATCAGCTTTGAAGCTCAGCACCAGGTCTGGCGGCAGCGGATGGCGGTCGTCGATGGCGTTGTCTTCGATGGCAGCGGCGTAGGCGCAGGCTTGCTGCATGGCGTCATGCAGGCGGTTGATGACGGGCTGTTGCTTGGCGGGAATAGTGATCAAGTCGTCGGATGACATAAGCGACGAGTGTTTCGACTTGAAGGCGTGCGAGGTCGCCGCGTGTGAAGGCGACGGCATCAGCAACGAGCGCATGGTAGGCCGCCGTGGTCAATCCTGCAACGTCGCTGGTGGTGGTGAGTGCGCGATTGCGGATGAGGTGAGCGCGTGGGATGCCAGCGGCATCGGCATCGGCATTGAGGCGTTGGAGATCAGCGGCTGAGACGTTGAACTTGATTTCAGGCATTGAGTAGGTCCAGGTGGGGCGGAGCCTAGTCGTGACGGGGCGTCCTAACGGGTGTGCAGGGGTCAGGACGGTGAGACGCCTTGCGGCCACTGGGTTCGTCCCTCCGTCCTACCGTCCCAACCTCTTAAAAGGATTAGATAAAAGAGGGGGAGGGGGGGGGTAAAAGGAAACTCTTGAACCCTAAGAAGGACGGGACAGGGTTAGGACGGGCCAAAAGCCAGTGGTGGACTGGGTTTTAGGCGTCCTGACGGCTTAGGACGGGACGTAGTGCCAACGTCTCTTCCCTGTTGCCTCTCGTTTGCGGACCAAGCCGAGATCTTTGAGAATGGCAGCGACCTGCATCTGGTCAGCGCGGCTTTGGCGTTCGAGTGGTTTCTTGACTGCATTAGTGAGAACCTCTTCAATCGTGAGCACATCAACAGACCTGCGATCACGCAAATAATCCTCAATGGGACTACGCCATGGCGAATCAATGACGTAGTTGTTGTTCTCTTCTGACACCTGCATTTCAAGACCAGCGGGTAAGCGGCTGGTTTCACCATTGCGGTATGCGTATACCGCTGCACTCCAGATTGCATCACGTTCAAGCATCAGTGAAGCGGTATCAATTTGATCGGTTTGGGTCTTAGTTGTAGGGATCACCCAGAAGCGACGGTTGCCGGTTTCATCGACCAAGAAGCCGGTGGTTTTGTTGGTGGTTCCGACGATGATGCCACGACGTGGGAATGATTCAACGGCTTTACCGTATGGGACGCGCATTAGATCAACAGCCTGCGAAAGAAAGGCTTTTACCTGTCCGGCGTGGCGACGATTTGTGATGTGATCAAGTTCCGCCCATTCCATCATCCACGACCGATGGAGCACCATTACATCGTCTTTGGTGGAGATGTCGCCGAGTGCATCTGAGAAGAATGGACCACCGAGGCAGCCCCAAAAGCTGGACTTGTAGGCACCTTGATCACCCATCAAGACACAAGCGGTGTCGTGTTTACAGCCTGGGTTGAATGCACGTGCTACGGCACCAATAAGGGTGCGTTTTAGCATTTCGTCGTATATGGTTGGTTCTGGCGCATCTGCATCACATGGACGCAAGTAAGTAGTTGCAAGGCGTTCGATATAAGTAGGTTTTACGTTATCGGCGACGTGTTCTAGGTAAAGCCGCACTGGATCGTATGGCTTTTCGTTAGCAACTTGAACTAGACAGTCAATTGCCAATTCCTTGCTGACTTTATAACCTTCTTCTGCCAGTTTGAGGTAATAGCGGTCAACGCCTTCTACTACTTCGTTATTGATTTCAATTTGCTGCGTGAAGATATTAAAGCGGATGTCATTAGCGCCGTGGCGTAGGTATTCGAGCAGTTCAGCGGCTTCTAGCTTTTGCGGGCTGCCGCCTATTGGCGCACGTCCACCAGGCTGCGGTTCAGGGTCAGCGGTGCGACCGCCAACTTCACGCCGTGATGGTTTGGCGCTACGCCAACCATCTTTTTTTGCCATATCACCGATGGTGCCAAGCGTGATGCCGGACTTTTTGAAGCTGCGCCATTTGCGTTGACAGTCACTGGGTTTGTGCTTAGTGGACTGCGCTGACCACTGTTCCCAGTCATCAAGGAGGGTGTCATCACCGATGCTGTGAAGCGACATGCCAACTGCAAGCCAGTCGTCGTAGTCATCAGCACGGCTGGCATTTAGGGCATTGAGATATGAACGTGCGCGATCGGCATCAGTTTGTGGATTTGGCAGTTCAGTTAATGCCAACCGTGTTGGTGTTGGCTGCGGTTGAGGTTTGAGCATCCGCTCAATAAGGCAAAGTGGTGCTTCAGCGATGTCGAGATCACCAGGGGCATAACCCGACACCCAGTGATAGCCATCGGTAAGTGGATGAGCACCAGCGACAACGGACTGGCAACCATCCCATCGAAGTTCAACTTGTTCTGGTTTGCCTTCAGCATCAGTGATGCCGGTTTTGTATTTACGTGTTGCGATGCCATCCCAGTAGTGTTCAGGGACGCGATAGATGACTTGAAAACGGCCATCACGACCGCTGGTTACTACCCATGATTTGGGTAGTGATGACATGGGGCAACCCCAATCACGAAGAATGGTGCTGGCTGATTTGCCATCGTGATCAAGGAAAAGAAGACCACCTGATGGTGTGCCGCAGCAAACACCAATTGCACGGGCATTACCACTACGCAGTTCAGTTTCAAGTGCTGATTTGGTGAGTGGATTTTTCTGCCATTCTGTTTGATAGGGTCGTTTTTTACCATCAACAGCGACATAACCCCAAGTATGGGGAAGTCGTGTTAGTTCGTCGTAGATATTCATCGCTGTTCGATATAACCAGTGGCTGGCAGAATGCCTTGGCAATGAAGTTTCATTGCCTCTTGAACAACAAGGCGCAATGTGGCGGAACGCGAAAGACCGATGGGTTTGTGGGCATCAATCCATGCGAGCTGTTCTGGCGTGAGCTGGATTGATAGGGGCTGTGAAAGGGACATGCTGGCGTCAAAGCCTTGACAGGCTAGTGGTTTCCGGTAGGGTGTCAAGGCAATGGAGGCGGCATGGAGCTACGCCCGTATCAAACTGACTTAATTGGTGCAATCCGCAAGCAGTACCAAATTGGGCGGCGATCAGTGCTGGCGGTGCTGCCAACTGGTGGCGGCAAAACTGTGTGCTTTAGCTACATCGCTGAGCAGGCAAGTGCACGTGGCAATGGTGTGCTGGTGCTTGTGCATCGCAATGAGCTATTGGATCAGGCCAGCCGATCAATGCCAGTGATGCATGGTGTGATTGCTGCAGGTCGTGACATGGATTTAAGCCATAAGGTGCAAATTGCATCAGTACAAACGGTCGCTAGGCGGTTGCATTTGCTGTCACCGACCATGTTCCAGCTTCTAATAGTGGACGAAGCGCATCACACCACTGCTGGCACATGGGCCAAGGTGATCCAACACTTTGCAGCAGCCAAGTTGCTTGGCGTGACGGCGACACCAATTCGCAGTGATGGCCGTGGCCTTGGTGAGCATTACGAGGTGATGGTGGAAGGGCCAACAACGCAGCAGCTAACGGCTGCTGGTTATTTGGCACGCGCAAAAGTATTGGCACCACCTGGCTTTGATTCCACCGGCTTGCGTAAGCGCATGGGTGATTTTGACCAGCGTGAGGCAGAACAACGCGTCGGCACAATTATGGGTGACTGCCTTGGCCATTACCGCAAACACCTGCCAGGCCAAACGGCAATTGCGTTCTGCTGCTCAGTGGCACACGCGGAGGCAGTGGCAGCACTCTTCCAGTCAGCAGGCATCGCCGCAGCCAGTATCGACGGCAGCATGGATACGGTGCAGCGCCGTGAGTTGCTGCAGGATTTGAGCACTGGCCGCATCAAGGTGCTGACCAGTTGTGCATTGATCGGTGAAGGCGTGGATGTGCCATCAGTTGGCGGCTGCATTCTTTTACGCCCCACGGCATCCGTGGCTTTGCATTTGCAGATGATTGGTCGATGCTTGCGGCCACAGCAAGGTAAGCGTGCGGTGGTGTTGGATCATGTGGGCAATACGCTCAGGTTGGGCCATCATTTGGAACCACGTGATTGGACGCTGGAAGGGCTTCGTAAGCGTGATCGTGAGCAAGCGCCAAGCGTGAAGGTCTGCCCGCAATGCTTTGCGACCAGTGTTAGTGCTGCCCAAGTGTGTCGTGAATGCGGACATGTGTTTGCACCACAGGAACGACGTGAGTTGAAGCAGGTGGATGGTGAATTGGTTGAGATTGCAATGGCTGTAACACGACGCAAACGTGAGCAGGGCAGTGCTCAATCACTGCAGGATTTGATCCATCTGGGGCAAAGCCGTGGGTACAAGAATCCGGTAGCGTGGGCAAAACATGTGATGTATGCCAGATCGCTCAAGGGGAGATAGTGAGCAGCACATCCAGCAGTCGATCCGTATTGCCTGCAGTAATGGTGATACGCGTTTGTTTCGGAATAACACCGGCACGTTGCGTGACCAGAACGGCAGACCGGTGCAGTTCGGGCTGTGCAAGGGCAGCGCGGATCTGATCGGCTGGAAGCGCGTGACGGTGACACCGGAGATGGTGGGCAGCACGGTAGCGGTGTTCACCAGCATTGAGGTGAAGACACCAACCGGCAGGTTGCGGCCAGAGCAGCAGCAGTGGTTGGAAGCAGTCCAGGCGGCTGGCGGCATTGCAGGCGTGGCGCGGTCTGTCGAGGATGCAGAGGCATTGTTGCGAACTGTGACACCGCAGGGTTGACCACGGCTGCGCATGGTGTAGGATGCTGTGCATGGGGGCAGGACCCCCAGCACCTAGACATACAGGCGCAAGCCTGACGGGCAGTCAGCCCGGCCCTTCGGGGGTGGTTCCTGCTGGCAACCACACCGAGCACGCCAGTGCTCACCACCCACCGGAGAGACCGATGACTGACGAGACCCGTGCCCTCCTCGCTGAAGGCGAGGCGCTCGACCGCGAGATCGCTGAGATCCTCGCTGGCATCGACGCCACGCTAGAGGCGTGGGGCCACTCCATTGAGGAGGGGCTGGCACTCGCCCATCAGGTGCGAGATGCAGCCGCCGTCCTTGAGGAGTGGACCTGCTGAGGGCAAGCCCCCGCCAAGGGGGCACAGAGTTGACCACGGCACCGCATGGTGTATAGTGGTTGCACGGGGCGGACGCAAGCACCCCGGCCAATTGGCCACGAGGAGCCTGCCGCGGGAACAGTCAAACGACCGCGTTACCGAGACGAGACCGAGGCAGTGGAAGGCTGCCAATTCATTGCGACCCCAACCATGACCACAACACTCGCTTTTCTTCTCGCCCTGTTGCTGCTGCCTGTACTGGTGCTGCTGTGGGCAACAGAATCCAAGGATCAACGCGCTAAGCGTCTACGCAGCTACGGATGGACGCAACGCCGCATTGCTGAGCACCTTGGCATCAGCCTCTACGCAACCCGCAAGGCACTAGCTGCCTAACGCCACGCGGCCCGCCGGAGCCGCACCCAATCCGGCAGCACACACTACGACCCCAAACATGATCAACAATCGTTGGTTTAATAGCGCTGCTGTTCTGGTAGTGCTGGCAATGATCTACGCCGCTGGGCATCACGACGGTGCCCTCAAGGCGCATCATCAAAATGCCGCCTGCCAAGAACAACTAAAGAAATGACCCCTAACAACATCTATTGGACGATGCTGACCGCCATGCAATATGGCGGCAGCTTCTACCAAGCCCTTGGCGCTGCTGGCGTTAAGGCGGATCCCAACAATCAAAAACGCATCCTTGATGCATTTCCAGAACTGGCAGCCACCTATGGCCCCGCTAGCCGCTTTCACAAACAACTACGTGAGGGTTCATGATCAGCAACTCTGACTATCACGCAGATCCAGCAATCAGCGCCAGTCATCTACATGCTGTTGCACGCAGTCCTTATCACTACTGGAGCCGCTACCTCGACCCGCAGCGGCAGCCGGTAGAACCCACTGCTGCGATGCGTCTTGGGTCACTGGTGCATTGCGCAGTGCTGGAACCTGATGAGTTGCTGCAACGCTATGGCATCTGCGCACCACGCAACACCAAAGCGGGAAAAGAGCAGGCCGAGCAGATGGCAGCAGAAGGCATTGAGGTGGTCACTGCTGCTGATATGGCAATGGCGATGAGCATGAGGGCTGCAGTACAGC